CCGCGCAAGCTGAGCACGTCACAGCGGCTGACTGCGGACAATCGCGGCTCTGGTGTGCCCGAGAGGATTCGAACCTCCGGCCCCCGGATTAGGAATCCGATGCTCTATCCTGCTGAGCTACGGGCACACTGGCGAAAACCGCTGGTTTCCTGCGCTTTGCGGATAAGGGGCGCGGCGCTGGCCGTCAACTGAAACGGAACATCGCGGCAACCAGCGGCAAGGAATGGCACACTGGCGGCACATTCCACGGCACACTAGCGCGCCACGATCGCGGCTTGGCAGCGGCCGAACCAGGACTCACAGTTTCCCCGACCAAACGGCTCAGCTGCGAGTTGAGCCGACAATTTATGCAAACGCACAAACCGAATTTATTGTCAGGGTATGCGCGGGGATGACCTAACCTTTCTAACAATGGCGGTTTTCTGCGGGTTTGCGACCTAACTTTTGACCTAACCTCGACCTAACCAGATTAGGTTCAACTGACCTAATCTTCTCGGATGCTGAAACCCGCAGAAATCCTAGGGATTAGGTCAAGCGGAGAAAAATGTTAGGTCAAGGTTAGGTGCCCGACCTAATCTTTTTTCATATATTAATCAGCGCCTTAGTACGAGAAACCCCTCCAGATTAGGAATGTTAGGTCATCCCCGCGCACCCCTCCACAATAAGCGCCGGCACTACGTGAAAAATCTTCCGCGCCCAGCGCATGGGCGGCCGCATCGCGTCGCATTGATCTGCGTAGCGAACTCCTTGCCCCGCGCTGCGCGCAAGGCAGCAGCCTAGGCCGGGCCGAGGGAACCACCCTCCTGCGTCCCCAGATCACAAAGAGCGAGCAGGCGAGGCGTGGGGGCGAGCGCGGCGCGCCGGGTCAAGATGGGGTCCTCGCCGTAGTTCGTGCTTTGTTCCATAGAGTGGCCTCCGAATCGGCGGAGGATGAGATGAGATGGACCAAGGAGGGGCAGCGGATCCCGACCACGGTCTTCGAAGCGGCGCTACATCACGAGCCCGTTCGCGCGACCTGCTGTCGCTGCGGGCGGGTCGCAATTTTCGATCCACATCAGCTGTGGTGGTTGTTTCATCGCCGCGGATGGGACGATCGGTTGATTGCAGTCGGCCGGCGGTTCCGCTGCTCAAGCCTGCTTCCACCCAACGACCGCGCGTGCCGGTCCCGCGCGTCGATCGATCTGGCGCGTTTCGGCACGGCGGCGACGACCAGTCTGCCTTGGCCTCCAGAACTTGAGTGGAAACGCGCGACTCGCCGTGTGCGCTCATAGCTTCCTTCGGAGGAGCCCTCGCGATCTCGCAGGCAGCAAGCCATCGCCAGCATTTTATTACCACTTGCATTAATATACTTCGTGTTATATATATATGCCGCTGGCCAAGTTGAGCCAGCAACGAAGGAGTAAGCATCATGATTTGCCATTTCAAAGAACCGCCGCCGCTCGTCGCCCACGGCACAGCGACTCCGCCCGGCAACTTCAAGTAACCCCAGGGATGCCCATTTTCGTGCCCGCTTTGGCACGAGCTAACCAAAACATTGCCGATTGTAAGGTCGGCTTTGAGGAGTCGAAGAACTATGATGTTTCAGGATCCCCCAAGGGGACGAACGACGCCAACAACCCACGGAGTATAGACCGACTGATCGGTCCGTTTTCTCTGAGGTTGTTGGCTTCCATCCAGAGATTGGGAGACCGCGCATGGGGTGCAAACCTCCAGCGGGATCTCAGTGAGATGCTCGGACGGGATGTAGCCATTGGTCAGTTATACACAGCTTTGTCTAAGCTGACTGATCAGGGGCTGATTTCCTTCTGGCAAACAGATCCAGAGCCTGTTCAAGGTGGCCGCTCAAAGAAAGTCTTCCGTCTGGAAGCGTTGGGCGCTCAGGCTTTGGAAAGTGCGGCCACCGAATTGAGTGCCTGACGCTCCCCACGCAACGGGAGTGAGTCAGAATGAGTGCGAAGAAGAAGGGCCAGCTGGACGGTCAGGCGCGCGAGCCACCAAAGTTCATGAGATTTACAGCCTGGGCTGCAGGCGGTGCTTTCAAGGACGATGCGCTCAACGCGTTTGATGAGTTATTCCGGTCAGCGGTGTCAAAATTCGGCTACCGATATGCCCTGTTGTGGGGCCTGAGCCAATGCTTGAGGAATGTTCCCCGCGCTATATGGGACTTCTTCATAAGGCTGGCCAGATCGTTTTTTCTGTAGCCTACAAAAGAGTTTAGCGGGAGGAAGTGCGGGCTTTCTCCCGCATCTCTTGTTTCTGCCTAATCCATGCATGCCCCCGTCGCCGGCGCGCCGACGCAAGGGAAACCGGTCAGGCGGGCACCTCATAGGGATCGAAGTCGACAGCGGTGACGCCGAGCGCATCGTTGATCGCCATGAATACCCGCTGCAGGGGCACGATCTCGTGCAGCCAGAACATCTTCGCCGCATCGGTCACGCTGCCGAAGCCACCGCTGTTGGTCGGCACCACGCCGAGCAGCTGGGGCGGCACCCGGTGCGCGGCGAGAATATCGTCGCGGCTGCAGTTCTTGATGCTCATGAATTCGTCGCGAGCGGCGACTTCGCTCACCGGGATGATCTGGACCCCGTCCTTCTTGCCCTTGGGGATGTGGAGATAGAGGTTGCGGAAATTGCCCGGCCCCTTCGCCTGTCGCAGCGCCTCGCGGATCTTGTTGCTGTCCTTGTCCTGCAGGCCCTCTTCGTTGATGTAGAGGATGAAGCCGGCGTGGCTCCCGTTGAGGTAATAGCGCCGGCGAAAGATCGTCGCGGCCTCATTGAGCAGGCCCGACTGCAGCGCGGCGTACCATTCGGGCACACCATAGATCTCCTGCATGAGGTCCGGCTCGAGCAGGTGGATCACCGATCCCTTGCGGAACTCATGATCGTCCTTGCCCGGCTGCAGATAGAAAAAGCTGCCGGGCTCGGTGCCGACGCGGGTATGGATCGCCGGCGACGGCTTAAGCTCGAGCGGGCGGCCCGCCAGATTGTCGATCCGCTCGAGATAGCCGTTGCCGGTGGCCAGATAGTCGGTGACCATCCGCGCGAACGCCGCCCGGGTCAGCAGCCGCGATGGCCGGAAGCTGGAGGCGAGCATGTTGCGCTTCAGGATGATGGCGCTGCTGTGGTGCGCGGACATCCGGTGCGCCTTGACCAGGCCGACCATCGAGATCGGCGGCGCGTAATATTTTCCGTTGTGCACGGCCTCGAGCATCAGCAGCCATTCGCTGCGATCGATCACGCTTTCCGGCTCGCCGAAGGTGAACGACTCCCACGTCAGCTCGCCGGCGGCGGCATTGTCGACCTGATCCGACATCAGAAAATCTCCATGGTGCTTTCCCCCGCCAGCGTCGGGTCGAGGGCTTCGTTGAAAAGGACGTGCATCGTCGCCCACGCCAGATCGGCGTGGCCGGTGCCGCCGCCGCGGCCGGCGACATAGGTGACGGACTTGCCGCCGCGGGTGACCTTGGGGTGGATGGCGATGAAGCTGGACATCAGCTCCTGCCACTCGGCGGGGAACTGCAGGCGCCCGTCTGAGATCACCTTCTTGGCCTTGTAGACCATCATCGCCTTGACCTCGGCGGAATAGGTGATGGCTCGGGCCAACGGGAAGAATTTGACCACCAGGCTGTAGACCGCGCTGCCGACACCGGTGGTGTCGATCGCGATGTGCGTCACATTGTAGCGCGCACAGATCGCCCTGATGATGTCGGCCTGCTCCTGATAGTCGCGGCCGCGCAGCCGCTTCTTTTCGAGCAGGCGGAACTTGCCACCGGGCGTCGCCGGCGGCGCGGCGACGATCAGACCGGCATCGTCGCCGGTGCCGCTCTCCCCGTTCGGGTCATAGCCCAGCCACACCTCGCCGTCGCCGAACGGACGCGCGGCATAGGCGTTGAAGTCCTGCCACTGGGTGAAGGCGTCGACCGCGCAGCGCCGCATCAGCTCCATCGGGAAGGTCGACTGGCTGTCGTCGAGGAAGCGGCACAGGAACAGCAAGTCGAATTCGTCGGCCGAATGCTCGAAGCGCAGCTCCTCGAGGTCGACCAGGTCGAAGCCACCCTCGATCGCGTCGTCGATGGTGACGATGTGCCGCCAGATCCTGTCGCCGCCCTCGGCGCCATGCTTCAGGGCCTCGTGGCCGATGTCGATCTTGACCCGATCGGCCTTGGCGCGGCGGCGATTGAACTTGTCGCCGCTCCACATCGGATAGGCCTCGTGGGCCAGCACGCTCGGCGTCGAGAAATAGGTCCGGCGGTACCGCTTGTGGGTCGCCATCGCCTGCGCGACCTTGTTGAGCTGCTCGAACCCGAAGATCCAGAAGGCCTCGTCGACATAGATGTCGCCGTGATATCCCTGCGCTGTCCGGAAGTTGGTGCCCAGAAAGTGCATTTCGAACGGCGGCAGCTGGTTGCCGGCGTCGTCGGTACCGCGCTGGATGACCAGCGGATTGCCGCGCAGTGTGATTCCGAGCTCGGCCTGCACCCACTCGATGATATACTGGCGGAAGATGTTGGCCTGGTTGCGGCTCGCCGACAGGAAAATCTGGTTGTTGCCGGTCTCCAGCCCGTGGATCAGCGCCTCGCGGGCGAAATACCATGTCGCGCCGATCTGCCGGGACTTCAGGATAAAGCGGGTGCGGCGGCTGACATTGGCCCACCACGTCTCCTGATGCGCGAAGTTCGCCGCGAGGAACGCCGCCTTGAGGGTGGCCAGCCCGTCGGCATCGATCAGGTTCTTGGCCTTGCTCTTCTTTTCCTTGACCTCGGGGCTGTTGCGATTGGCCACCTTGGGGTTGAGGTCGACCTCATTGCCGCCCCGCATATATTTGCCGATACGCGCCAGTCGCTCGAACTGCCGCATCAGCAGATCGATCTCCTTGAAGTCGCTGCCGCTCTTGCGCTCCTTGGCGATCAGCATCGCCAACCGGCAGTCGAGATGGTCCTCGACCCGCTCGACACTGCTGGCGGCGTCCCACTTGTCGCGCGACTTCCAGCTGCTCACCGTGCTGATCGGCAGATCCAGCTCCTCGCTGATCTGCCCGACGGTCCATCCCTGCCAGTAAAGCGATCGCGCGCGCCGCCGCGCATCCACCGGCGTCACTGCAGGCGGACGGATGGCAGTCGCCGTCTCGGGCGGGTCGAAGGGCGGCGCAGCGCTCATGGTGGCGCACGCTAGGGGAGATCGGCGGCACCGGCCCCTGCCCCTTCCTTGTAACGCGCACCGTTACAAGGTCGCGGCGTTGCGGTGCCGCGCATCTTCATGCCCTCACTCCCGCCAGACACCGGTGCCGATGGTGCCACGGTCAAATCGGGAGCTTTTCATGGCCAAGTCCAAGTTTTTCCGCGTCGCCGTCGAAGGCGCTACCGTCGATGGCCGCACGATCGACCGCAAATGGCTCGAGGAGATGGCGGCAACCTATGACCCCAAGACCTATGCGGCCCGGGTCAACCTCGAACATATCCGTGGAATCACGGCCGATCCGCCCTTCCAGTCGCTCGGCGACGTGCTCTCCCTGAAAACGCAGGAGATTGATCTCAACGTCGGCGGCAAGACCGAGCGCCGCCTCGCGCTGTTCGCCGAGATCGAGGCGCTCGAACCGCTGGTGCAGATGAACCGCAAGCGGCAGAAGCTCTACACCTCGATCGAGATCAACCCGTCCTTCTCGAACAGCGGCAAGGCCTATCTGATGGGCCTCGCGGTCACCGATTCCCCAGCCTCGCTCGGCACCGAGATGCTCGAATTCGCGGCCAAGGCTTCGGTCAATCCCTTCGCCGCCCGCAAGCAGCAGCCGGGCAACTATTTCTCGGCGGCCGAGGAAGTTACCATCGAGCTGGTCGATGGTGCGCCCGAGGCGGACCCTACCGGCGTCTTCGGCGCGTTCAAGGCAATGCTCGAGCGCTTTACCCCGTCGGCGCCGCCGGCCCCGGCGGTGCAGACCGCACCAACCCCGCAGGGGGATCCTGCGGCTGCTCCGGCGGGCCAGCAGCCCAGCGGTAGTGACTTCGCCGCCATCGGCATGGGCATCGCCGCCATCGCCGCCGGCATGGAAAAGATGGCCAAGGCCACCAGCGACAGCATCACCGCGCTGGGCGATCGCATCACCGCGGTCGAGCAGCTGACGTCCACCACGCCGCAGCAGGGCCAGCAGTCCCGCCAGCCCGCGATCGGCATGCCGCAGAATTTCGTCGCCACCGACTGCTGACCCGCGTCGATCCAGCCCAGCCACCCCTCACACCGCTCCGCGCCCGACCTGACCCGACTAGGAAACCGCCATGCAGAACACCACGCGCATCCTCTTCACCGCCTACGTCTCGCAGATCGCGCTGCTCAATTCAGTGGCGGACGCGACCACCCAATTCACGGTCGCCCCCGTCGTCGAGCAGAAGCTCGAGGAGGTCATCAAGAACAGCAGCGAGTTCCTGCAGCAGATCAACATCGAGCCGGTGGTCCAGCAGTCCGGGGCCAAGGTCGGTGTTGGCGTCACCCGCACCATGGCTGGGCGCACCAATACCGCTGCCGGCCAGCGTCGCACCCCGACCGATCCGACCGACACCAGCGATCGCGGGCTGTATTTCTGCCGCCAGACCAACTTCGACAGCGCGCTGAAATATGCCAAGATCGACGCGTGGCGGCACCGGCCCGAGTTCCAGACCCTGCTGCGCGACGCCATCGCCAAGCAGCAGGGCCGCGATCGCATCATGATCGGCTGGCACGGCACCTCGGCCGCCGCTCAGACCGACCGCACCGCCAACCCGCTGCTGCAGGACGTCAACCTTGGCTGGCTGCACAAGATCCGCACCCATGCCCCGGCACAGGTGCTCGACGATGGCGATCTGTCCGGCGCCGGCAAGGCGATCTATGTCGCGCCCGGTGAAGTCGGCGTCGAGGTCGACTATCGCAATCTCGATGCGGTGGTGCTCGACGCCAAGTCGCTGATCCCCGAATGGCACCGCGGCCGCACCGACCTGGTGGTCATCGTCGGCCACGATCTCGTTGACGAGAAATACTTCAACATCGTCAACGCCACCGGTGACACCGCTACCGAGGTCGAGGCCGCCGATCGCATCCTGCGCTCGGAAAAGCAGCTCGGCGGTCTGCCGGCTGTCCGCGTGCCCTTCTTCCCGGCCAACGCCATGCTGATCACCACGCTCAGCAACCTGTCCATCTACTATCAGGAAGGCACCCGCCGGCGCTTCATCAAGGATGAGCCCGCGCTCGACCAGATCGAGAACTACGAGAGCGTCAACGAGGACTATGTCGTCGAGGACTATGAGCTGACCGCGCTCATCGAAAACATCGTCATCGGCAAGAAGCCGGCCTGACCGGGATACACCGAGGGGCTCTGACGGCGGTGTCTGACATCCGGGTCGGTATCGCAACAGCCCAACGCAGAGACCGGGGGGACGGGATGCGAAGCATCCTTATCAGCCCCGCCGGTCGCCCGCCGCCGGATCGAGCGGGCACATTTCACAGGAGCCGCTCCGCATGACCAGCCTTGCCCGCCGCCGCCGCGAATCGATCCTCGCTGCACAACGCGCCACCTCGTCGCTGCCGGCTGCAGCTGGCGATACGGTCGATCTGTCATCCGCCGATGCCGGTCCTGCTGCCAGCCAGTATCAGCAGCTGCTCGAGCAGCTGGGCGAGGACATGCGCAGCCTGTCCCAGATCCAGTCGGTCGAGCGCAAGATCGAAGCCAAGCGCGCAATGGTCGGGCGCTATCAGGCATGGGTGGAAGGCGCGATGCGCGCCGGGCGCGATGGCGCGGCTGCCGAAGACGAGATCGTCACCACCATGCTGGTATGGAACATCGACATCGGCAACTGGATCATGGCACTGCAGCTGGCCGTGCATGTGCTGACCCACAATCTGCCGCTGCCCGAGCGCTACAAGCGCACCCCGGCAACGCTGATCGCCGAGGAGATCGCCGATCGCGCGCTCGCCGACGTCGGCGCCGTCGACCATGGCACGCTGATCGCCACCGAGCAGGTTACCGCCGGGCACGACATGCCCGACCAGGTGCGCGCCAAGCTGATGAAGGCGCTCGGCCGCAACCTGGTGGCGCAGGCCGATACGTTCGATCCCGACGCGGCAGAGGTTTCCGCCGGCGGCAAGCCGGCGCTGCTGTCGGCAGCGCTTGAGGCGCTCCGCCGCGCCATGGCGCTCGACGAAAAGGCCGGCGTCAAGAAGGACATCGAGAAGATCGAGCGCGAGCTCAAGGCGCTCGCCCCAGCAACACCGCCGACGCCTCCGCAGGGTGGCGGCAGTTGAGGAACGCCCCACGGCGCCGGGGGGGCGGTCACCGGCACGGCAGGCCTCGGCCATGTCGCGCACGTTGACCCCACCCCCCCACTTTGATCGGAGAGCAAGCACGTGACCGGCTTCGTTGCCATGCCCCCGCCGCCACAGTCGCCCGATGGCGCGACCATCGAGGCGGACGAATGGTTTCCGGGCATCGATGCCAACGCGATGCGCGACAGCATGCAGCTGCGCCTCGATGTGCCGCATCCCCGGCTTGTCGCGGCGCTCCACGGCGCGCTGCTGACGGTCACAGGGGACCTTGCCGACTGGAAGGCCACCCATGTCGCTGCCGGTGCCGCAGATCTGGCCGCGGTCGATCCGGACACCACCATCGACGGCCAGCACCGCCTGACCTTGCTGTTCCTGCGCGCGGTGCGCTTCGCCGCGGCGGCCGAGCTCGCCGATCTCGCCCGGGATTCGGCTGCCACGCAGGAAGCCGTCGACCGCCTCGCCGACGAACTCAGCACCGCCGCCGAGATGCGCCGCGTGTCGATCGCCGCCATCCGCGACATGCTCAAGGTGACCCGCGTCGCCGTGGAGCTGATCTGATGGCTGAGGCACCGCTCGCTACGACCGCTCTCGCCGGGGAAACGCTCGACGCGCTGTGCTGGCGCGTCCTTGGCCGCACCGACGGCGTCGTCGAGCAGGCCCTCGCCCTCAACCCCGCACATGCCGCCAGCGTCATCCTGCCCGAGGGTGCCGCCATCCTGTTGCCGTCCTCGATCGTCGCCGCACCGGCCATCGAGACGGTCCAGCTGTGGAACTGATACCGATGACTGACTGGCGCGAATTCATGCTCTGGTGGACCTTCTCGATCCTCGCTGCCGCGACCGTCGTCGGCGCGAAGCTGGGCATGCTGCTGTTCGCGATGGCACCCGACCCGCCTGCGGAGCCGGAGCTTGCCGCCCACTGGCGTCGCCGGCGGCGCTGGCTGGTCTATGCCGAGCTGTCGGCCCTGCCGGCCTTTGCCACCATCGCCGTCACCCTGACCGCGCACGGCAACCTCGAGCCGATCATGTCGGTGCTGCTGTCGATGGGCTTGGGCGGCGTCGGATTCGTGCTGCTGCTGGACGCCGTCCAGTGGCTGTTCCGCAAGCGCATCGGCATGCCGCAGCCGATCGCTCCGCCCGATGGTGGAGAGCCCCATGCCTGACCTGGTCCTGATCCTCGTCGCCCTGTCGACCGCCTTCGCCCTGTTCGCGGGCCTGAAGGCGGTCTGGCACAACAGCCGGCTGCGCGCCGGCGGGCAGGAGCCGCTGGGCACCTTCCGTAACCTTGTCGATCGCCAGAGGAGATAGCGATGTGGACCTATGACCAGTCGAGCGGCGAGCTGCGCAACGCCAAAGGCCAGCTGGTATCGACCGGCTACAGCGGCCATGGCCGCGGCAAGAACAATCCCGCGCTGCAGGGCGTCAAGGGCGTCGGGCCGATCCCGCGCGGCCGCTGGCGCATGCAGTCGATCTACGACAGCAAGAACGTTGGGCCACGCGCGATCACGCTCTGGTCGCTCGACGATCCGACGATCGACGATCGCCACGAGGCAACCGGTCGCAGCGCCTTCCGCATTCATGGCGACAGCGTCCGTGCGCCCGGCACCGGATCACGCGGCTGCATCATCCTGCCTCGCGCTGTCCGCGTCGCCATGTGGGCCTCTGGCGATCGCGAGATCGAGGTCATCGCGTGAGCGAGCCACGCAACCACGAATCGTGGCCGCTCGACCTGATGCGACAGGCGGCGCTGCCGTTCATCGTGGCGCTGATCATGCTCGGCCTGCTGCTCAACTGGTTCGTCCGCACCAACTGAAGGGAATCCGCCATGCTTCTTCGAATTGCCATCCTGTCCATCATTGCCTTGCTGATGACCGGCTGCGCGGGGATCGGCGGGATCGCCGCCGGCATCCCGCCCAGCCCCGCCGCGGCGGCCGACCAGACCACGCTCGATGAGCGCGGAGCGATCGCCGTCGAGATCGCCTATCAGGCGGCAGCACGCGCGGTCGAGGCGTTGACCGATGCCGGTCTTATCGAGGGTGCCGCTGCCACGCGCGTCGCAGAAGTCGACCGCAAGGCCTTTGCCGCCGTGCAGGCCGCGCGAACGGCGTATGACGCCGGCAATTCAGCCAGCTACGCCGAGGCCTTGGCCAAGGCCCGATCCGAGATCGCCGCCCTGCTGCGATTGATCACCTAGGGAGCAAGCCATGAGCCTCAACCAGATTCTCGAGATCCTGCGCAGCGGCGCCGATGCCGCCCACGCCTTTCGTCAGCTGTTCGATCTGGCGGTCACCACCTTCAGCGAAGCCGACCAGGCCAAGCTCAAGGCCGCCTATGCCGAAGCGCGCATCGCCAGCGACGCGGCGCATGACCGCCTGCAGGACAAGCTCGCCGACGCGGCCAGTCGCCCGGCCTGATGCTCAAGCCTGACGCGCTCCGCACCCACATCACCGCGGCGCTTCCGGATCTCGCGCGGGATCCGGAGCGTCTGCGGATGTGGATCGATCGCGGATCGATCCGCTCGCGCCAGACCGCCTCGCTCGCCTTCCAATATGGCTATCGCCTCAATGTGGTGGTGCTCGACTGGACGCTGTCGCCGTCGATCATCTTCATCCTGCTGGTCGACTGGCTCCGCCGTCACCAGCCCGACCTCGTCGCCAGCCAGTCGGCGCCCGGCTTCACCTTCGAGGCCGACATCATTGACACGCGCACCATGGACCTGTCGATCGAGCTTGACCTCACCGAGACCGTGTCGACCGTCCCCCGCGCCGGCGGCGGCTTCGACCTGCAGCATCATGCCGAGCCTGTCCCGATGTTCCCCGACGATGTCGAGCTTGCTCCGGCGCTGACCGAGCTGTGGCTCGGCGCCGATCGCATCCTCCCCGGCCCTGCCGTCTGACCCGCTACCGGTGGCCGACGATTTCTCCCGTCTCGAGCCGTGGATCATGGGTCTGGCGGCGCGCCTGTCGCCGGCAGCGCGGCGCGGCCTTGCGCTGCGCATCGGCCGCATCATGAGCCAGAGCAATGCCGAGCGGGTCGCCGCCAATATCCAGCCCGATGGCAGCGCCATGGAGCCGCGCAAGCTCCGCACGCGCCGCGACGGCCAGCGGGTGCGCAAGAAGGGGCGCATGTTCCGGAAAATCGCGCTCGCCCGCAACATGAAGATCGATGCGCAAGCAGAGGGCGTGGCCGTCAGCTTCGTCGGCGACGTGCGCAAAACTGCGGAGATCCATCACTTCGGCCTGCGCGACCGTGTCGCCCGCTTCCGCGGCGCGCCAGAGGTCCAGTATCCCGCCCGCCGCCTAATGGGCTTCGGCGAGGATGACCCGGACGCCATCATGCAGGCCGTGCTCGACCATCTGCAGCGCTCCGGTCTCTGACCTGGTCCGCCCGCTCCCCTTGTAACGGTGCGTGTTACAAGGGCCGACCGTTGCGCGCGCGGTGTGCCCGCCGACAACCGCCACTATGCCCGCCAGCATCGCCTCCTCGACGGCACTACCGCCAGCGCTTGCGCTGGGGGAAGGTAGTATATGACCGGATCGATTGCTTCCTCGACAGCAATCGACCTGTCCCGCCTGCCCGCGCCGCAGATCATCGACCAGCGCGGCTTCGAGGCGATCCTCTCGGATCTGCAGGCAGAGCTGCTTGCCCGCTTCCCGGCCTACTCTGCGGCGCTGGAATCGGACCCGGTCCAGAAGATCCTCGAGATCTCGGCCTATCGCGAGCTGGTGCTGCGCGCCGACTTCAACCTGCGCGCGCGCGGCACGCTGATCGCCTATGCCACCGGCGCGGATCTCGACAATCTCGCCGCCCTCTATGCGGTCGAGCGGCTCGTGCTGGTACCGGCCAACCCGGCCACCGGCGCAGCTGCGGTGCTCGAGTCCGACGATGCCCTGCGCGCCCGGGTGCTGCTCGCGCCCGACAGCTTCACCGTCGCCGGCCCCGCCAGTGCCTATGTCTTCCACGCCCTGTCGGCCTCGGGCGACGTCCTCGATGCGTCCGCGATCTCGCCCGAGCCGGGCGAAGTGGTCGTGTCGCTGCTGGCGCGGCCGACCGAGGCCCAGCCATCGGGCGCAGCCTCGCCCGAACTGGTCAGCCTGGTCGAAGCCGCGCTGTCGGCCGATACCGTGCGCCCGCTTACCGATCTGGTGACCGTCCAGTCGGCCACAATCACCGCCTTTTCGGTGGTGGCCCGGCTGCACATCTTCGCCGGGCCCGATCGCAATCTCATCCTCGCCACTGCCATCGCCAACCTGCAGGCATGGCTCGATGAAAATCGCCGCCTCGGTCGCGACGTGCCGCGTAGTGCCCTCATCGCCGCGCTTCACGCCGGCGGCGTCCAGCGGGTCAACCTGATCGCGCCTGCAGAGGACCTGGTCTTCGATGCGACGGCGGCAGGCTGGGCGGAAGAGATCGACGTGGCGATCGCGGGCATCGACGAATGACCGGCGTCGCCACGCTCCTCCCGCCGCTCGCAACGCCGCACGAGCGTGCGCTCGAGCAGGCCATTGCCAAGACCTTCGACATCGATGTCGAGATCGCCAAGCTGTGGAATCCGCTCACCTGCCCGGCTTCGCTGCTGCCATGGCTGGCGTGGGGCCTGTCAATCGATCTCTGGGATGCCGACTGGAGTGAGGCGACCAAGCGCGCGGCGATCGCCGATGCCATCCCCTTTCAGCAGCGCAAGGGCACCCGGGCCTCGCTGCGCACCGTGCTCGATCGCTTCGACCCGCTGATCGAGATCGTCGAATGGTTCGAAGCCAACCCGCGCATGCAGCCGCACACCTTCAGGCTCGAACTGCCCCTGCCATCACAGAGCGCCGTCACCTACGACGAAGCATTGGTCGCGGCGCTGCTGCGCGACATCGCTGCCGTCAAGCCGGTGCGATCGCACATGCAGGCGGTCTTCAGCTTGCGCGCCCAGACCGGGGCATCGCTCGCCGCCGCCGCGCAGACCTCGGTCTTCGCCCGCTTCGACGCGGGCGTCGATACCGACATCGAGCCTGACTGGCTGACCTATCTGCAGACCGAGATCGGCGAGCCGATCCTTGCCGAAGCCGGCACCTTTCTGGAGCCAATCTGATGCCGACCATCCAGCTCACTGTCACCAGCGCCGGCCTCGATGCACTGGTCGATGCCCAGAACGGCGTCACCGACGCGATCGTCGTTGCCGAGCTCGGCCTCGCCTCCGCCAGCTTCACCGCCGCACCGACGCTCGAGGCCCTGCCCAACGAGTTCAAGCGCATCGATGCTATCGCCGGCACGTCCGTCTCTGAAAACATGATCCACATGGTCGCGCAGGATTCGTCGAGCGATGTCTATGCGGTCTACGGCATCGGCCTGTTCCTCTCGGACGGCACGCTCTTCGCCAGCTACGCGCAGGAAGAGCCGATCGTGATGAAAGTCTCCATCGCGTCCTTCCTGATCGCCTTCGACATCGCCTTCTTGGGCGCAGTCGACGTCGCCATCGAGTTCGGCGATGCCAGCTTCATCTATCCGCCGGCGACCGAGACCATCAAGGGCGTGGCCGAGCTCGCCACCGACGCCGAGGCCGACGCCGGCGTCGACGATCAGCGCATCATGACGCCAAAGAAGGTCAAGCGCGTGCTCGATGCGCTTGGCGCCGCGCTGACCGCGGCACAGGCTGCATTTCAGGCGGCAGTCACGGCGTCACAGGTGGCCTTTGAGGCAGCGGTCAACGGCACCCTCGCCGCCCTGCAAGCGCGCACCATCACCGGCGGCGGACTCGTGACCGGCGGCGGGGACCTGACCGCCAACCGGGTGCTCACCGTCGCCAAGGCCACCAACGCCGACTTCGAGGCAGGAATCGGCGACGGCGTCATCACCGCGGAATTGCTCGCCAGCCTGCCGCGCGTCGCCTCGCAGATCGGCGGCGCAACCATCCCCGGCACCGGAGGCCTGATCATCCGGCATGGCCGCTTTACCTGCGTCGCCAATGGCTCGGTCGCGGTCACCTTCGTCCCGGCCTTTCCCAACGAATGCTACGAGGTGGTCATCTCCGGCGGCACCAGCGATCCGGGCGCGCAGGACAATTTCGTCAACCTGGTGTCGTCGAGCGTCAGCCAGACCGGCTTTTCCGCCTCGAACGGCCGCGGCTTCACCTATTCCTGCCACTATATCGCCGTGGGGCGCTGATCATGCAGCTGTATTTCGACCCTGCCACCAACGGCCTGCTCGACCCTGCCATCCACGCGATTCCGGCCAATGCCACCCGGATCGCGCCGGCGCGGCTCGCCGAGATCGTCGCGGCCATGGCAGCCGGTGCCGAGCTGGTCGCCGATGCGCAGGGGCGTCCTCGCCTCAAGCGCCCGTCGACCGAACAGCAGCGCGCCGCGACGATCGCCGGGATCCGCGCCGAGGCCCAGCGCCGGATCCTCGCCGTCTCGCCGCTCTGGCGACAGATGAACGATCTGCGCGCGCCGGATGCCCCGGCAGCGACCCAGCGCTTCGCCGCGATCGATGCCATCCGCGCGGCCTCGACCCTGATCGAGCGCGACGCCGCCGAGACATCGACCGATGCGCTCGCCGCCTTCCCGATCGCCAACCACCCGCTGTGGCCGGAGGATTGAGTCCATGTCCAAGATTTCGGCATTGCCCGCAGCCGGTGCGCTCACCGGCGATGAAACCGTCGTCTTGGTGCAGGGCGGCCAGACCCGCCGCGGCCAGATCGGCCCGCTGGTCGAAGGTGCGATCGCACCGCAGATCGAGGCTGCCAGTGAAGCTGCCGACGTTGCCGTTGCGGTCGCCCAGCAGGCCGCTGCCGACCGCCTGATTACCCAGCAGCAGGCAGCGCTGGCCACCGGTGCCTCTGCTGCCGTGCTGGCGGCGCTGGGCGGCTATGCACCCGGCGCAGTGCTGCCGATGCTCGCTGCCTCGGCCGCGTTGCTGGCGGCGGTCACCGCGCCGGGCGGTGGCGTGCCGGCTGCAGGGACCGAGGCGATCCTCTCCGACGGCAACCGCTTCGGCCTGTTCCGTTTCACTGCCGGGAACCAGATCGCGAATGTCGCGGCCGACACCAACCAGGCCATCTGGATTGCGCCAGCGGCGGCAGCGACCGGCGTCAACGGCGCGTGGCAGCGGGTGATGGACAATCGCATCGCGGACGTGCGCTGGTGGGGCGCGATTCCCAATGACACCGCGGCGGCCGACAACAACCGACTGCGGATGACCGCGGCGGCCAGCTGGTGCGCCAACAATGGCAAGACACTGTGGATCCCGATCGGCGAGTTCTTCGTCACCGCCAATAATGCCGGCAACACCGGCGTCGACTTCATCGCGCCGATCGGTGGCCACTTGTCCGTCATCGGCGAGTGCCGGTACCGCTCCAAGATCACGCGCGCGCCGATCGCGGCCAACACCTATCCTGCCGGCTCGAGCGCGGTGGTCTGGCTGCACGGCAACGAGAACGCCAGCTACAGCCTCGTCAACCTCCACTTCGACGGCAACGAGCAGAACCACCCGCTGACCATCCGCACGGTCGCCGGCAACTATTTCAGCTTCGTCTGCGATGGCGCGACCCGCAGTTTCGCCATCCCCAATTCGTCGCTCGGCTTCCTCTATCTGACCAGCGGCGGGACCAAGCGCTGCCTGCGCCCGCACGAATACACTATCAACGGCTCCGGCGCAGGCCGCACCGCGGTGCTCACCTTCTTCCCGGCCAACGGCGACACCGTTGAATGGGAAAATGCATGGGCCTATGAGCAGAACGCCACGATCCGGCACAAGACGGGCACCGGCAACGGCATCATGCGCGGCGTCTATGCCTCGCAGATTACCTTCTCCAACCGGGTCGGCGACAGCTACATGGCCGCGACCCAGAGCGACACCCAGCACTGGAGCGACATCGAGTCGCTCGCCGATCGCGGCCTCCGGCCCCGCTCGGATATCCAGCTCTCGCGCCTGCCGCTGTCGTTCAAGCTGACCACCTTCACCCTCAACGGCTTCGAGATGGAGCCGGCGGTGGTCCGCGCCAATGTCGCGCTATCGCTCGCCAACGGCACCATCCGCGGACCTTGGGACATGGCCGGCGACGTCGCCGCCGGATCCAGCGCCTATTGCACCATCGACGCCGTCAACGTGAAATGCCTCGCGCTGCCGACGGCTCATCCTCTGGTCTACAGCAACTTCTACAACATGCGCGGCACCGTCACCGGCTGTTATTTCGGCGCGCTCGAGCGCATCCAGCGGCCGCGCGGGCTGATGCTGGTCGATTGCCAGTTCAGCCCCGACAGTCAGGGCCTGATGCGCACCGTTGCCAATGCCATCGAGCTCACCCTCGACGCCGACGATACCGAGGCAACGATCATCAGGCCAATGTTCAAGGTCGACCTCGACATCTACCCGCAGCAGAAGGCTGGCGCGCATCTCGAGGCGATCTCGGCCCACACGACCAGCGCGCTGCGCCGGCGGGCAACGATCATCGACCCGCAGACCGATGGCGTACTGCCCCGGGTTTTCTCGCTCAACCGGCAGATGGACGTGCGCATGCGGCTCGGCCGCGGCTGCAGGGCCGCACAATATGCGATCGATGCCAGCAACTCGGCGGGCTCGCAGATGAAGCTCGCGGTGCATGTCGAATCCGGCTTCGATTGCGCAGCCCTGCTCTACCTCGGCACCAGCACGCCCAGCGCCACCGCGCTCGGCGATATGACCGTCGAGCTCTCAGGCCAGATCGACGCCAAGAAGTCGGCGGTCTATCTCAACTATGGCACCGCCACCTGGTCAGTGAGCGGGATCGAGCCGATCGCCGGCGCGACAATAACGCTCAACGGCCACCTCATCACCTTCGTCGACACGGCCCCGGTCGGCCAGCAGGTGCTGCGCATGGGCGATGGCCAGAAGACCGCGCAGATGCTGATCGACTACATCAACAACACGCCGGCATGTGGCCTCTACGCCAATCTCAACAATACCGCGATCTTTCTGCGCGCCCGCGCGGCCGACGGCGCGGTGGCCATGGGCCATGCCAACACCGGCTGGGCAGTGCCTGCCGCGCTCAGCAACGCCAACCCGGTCGACTACAACCCCGGCGCGACCGCGATCGACTGGCGCGGCCGGCTCGACTTCATTGTCGACGCCGATCCGACCAACACCCACCGGGGCGTGCCCGGCGTCGTTGCGCGCCGCGCCATGCCCGAGACCGCCACAGTCAATGAATGGCACTTCCGTCAGACCAACGCCAACCGCACCCGCTATGGCAGCAAGGCGGCGTGGGTGGCGGCAGCAGCCTTCTAGGGAGCAGCGCAATGGACACCGCACAGATCGCCGCCCTGCAGGCCGAGCTGCAGGAGCAAGGCTGGTACGAGGACTTTCGCGATTGCGACGGCGACCTTGGCCCGTTCACGCTGGCCGCGCTGATGTGCCGGCATCAGGGGCAGGCGCTGGGCGCGCCGGGCCGTCGCCTTGCCCGCGTGGCCTGTGAAGCCGCAATGGACAATGGCTGGAACGCCGCCCAGCTGGTCGCCTTCGTGCCATCGCTGGTGGCTGCGCTGGTCGACGGCCGCACATGGGATGGCAGGCCGGAGGACCAGGGCCTGTGCGCCGCGCTGATCGCCTACGGACTCGCCTGACGTGCCACGCGTCAACGATGAGGCGCCTATCGACCCGTCCGAGCTGATCCGGCTCGGCACCGTGTCCGCTGTGGATCTGGCTGCCGGCACCTGCACGGTCGACGTCGGCGACATCGTCACCCCCGCCATCCCATGGATCGAGCCGCGCATGGGCGCCACCCGCACCTGGTCGCCGCCAACGGTGGGCGAGCAGGTGCTTCTCATCTGTCCGGAGAGCGAGCTCGGTCTAGCAGTGGCCTTGCGCGGCATCCCGTCCGACACCTTCCCCATCGCCGGCGACAGCCTCGAGGAGCTGATCGAATTCAGCGACGGCGCACGCATCGCCTATGACCCGGAATCGCACCGCCTCACCGCCAGGCTACCAGTTCGCTCGACGGTACACATCACCGCGGAAACGGTAAGCATCAACGGAAATCTTTTGGTCGATGGGACCGTGACTGCAAGCATGGATGTTATAGGTGCCGGACACTCGCTGACAGGCCACTGCCATTCCGCCACCCAACCAGGCGCTGGGCAAAGCGGACCCCCGCTTTAAATCAGCGACGACCGACACGTGTCAGACATCAAGTGCAACGGTCGATAATCCTCCTAGGCGGCACCTTGCCGAACGAAACCGACCGTGTAAGAATGGTTGGCTCTAGCGCCACTCCAAACTGGTATCGTGTACGACCAACGCGTTAGACTAGTTTCGACACGGGTGACGTACTATCGATTCGAGGCAGGAAAATATCGTGAAGCCACTCTACATACTGCACTTGTCTGATCTGCATTGGTCGAAATCAATAGCACGAGATGTTGACATTGTATTCGACGCACTCAAAGAGGATTTAAAAGAGCTGGCAAAAACCGGCATCACGCCAGATCTATGCATATTCAGCGGAGACCTCGCAATTGGCGGCGATGATATTGACGTGATTGACGATGCTTGGCAAGCATTCATTACCCCTCTTTCGCAGTTTTTAAGTCTATCGCCTTGTCGAGTGTTTGTAACTCCAGGCAATCATGACATTGCCCGCGAGACCGTGCGTTCAATCCCAACAATCGATGCGTCTCTTCGTACAAGTTTGACTTCAATACAGGCTGTCAATAAGTTTATTGACTCACCGGCATCACCGTCTAGCGAATCCGGACTCGCGCTAAAGCGGATGGACAACTTTTATGTTGTTCACGATACAAGGACAGCCGATCCAATTTCAGCCACCCCCTATCTAAGAACATATAGCGTTGATATTGATGGCTTAAAAGTAGGCGTGGCTTGCTTGAACTCTGCTTGGCGTGCAACAGGAGAAAAGGACGACATCGACTACGGCCATCTGCTCATTGGCGAACGCAATATCGACAGTGCCGCCAGTGATCTCGCTGACTGCGACTATCGGATCGCAGTCCACCATCACCCGCTGGACTGGCTTGAGCCATCGGACCACAGAGCAGTTGACCTTGTTATCAAACGCCAGTTTGATTTAACGTGTGTAGGGCACCTTCACAATGCTTCGCCAGAAAAGCTTGTTAATTCAAACGGGAGCTGCATTGTAAGTCAAGCCGGTAGCATATTTGCAGGACGAGCATGGTTTAACGGATACAATATTATTGAAGTGGATATACCGAGTCGAACTCATCGCGTCCATGTTAGAAGTTACTTTGACGAAGGCCGTAGATTTGATAAGGCAACGAATGTTTGCCGAGATGGAGTTATTGAATTTACATCGGACCCAAACGTCGATCGCAGAAGGATTGACCTAGTAGAGCTCTTTCTTAGAGAGAACAGGCAGATCCTAAGAGACTCCGTCGCAAATCACCTCAATCTTATTGGCTCCGACGAATTTGATGCGGAAAGCCTAATTCGTCAGTACGTGACCCCGCCCATAGTAAGGAGGCGCTTAGCGACTGATGAAGGCAACACAGAACAATCAAACAAGATATACTCTGTTTCAGAAATAATATCAGGTCATGATAACATTCTTATAATTGGCGAGCGACACACCGGAAAATCGAGCTTAGCACACTATATTGCTCATGAGCTTGTATTTGGCAAAGGAAGGTGTGATACTATACCGCTTGTGATAGACTTGAATCAGCATAAGTATAATAAGTATTCCCTGAGGCGTGCGGTCAGGTCGTATTACGAAACAATCCCTGTTGGATTTGACATTGACTCCGCGATAAATGATGGCATTTTCACGTTTATTATAGATAACCTGCCGGTTAGTGAACAGGACATGAAGGCTTTGGCCAGCCACATTGACGAGCATTCAGCTTGTCGGTGGATCGCCATGGGCACGCCCAACACAGATGGGGTGTCACCTGACCGACTCTTTAAGGAGCATCTTCCTTCCTTTGCCAAATTCGGCATCCGTGAACTCAATAGGGCAGGGATTCGGGCTGTAGCTCGCATTTGGACACGTGGATCTGATTCAGACGCATCCCGGGTTTATGACGCAGTAATGCGGCAGCTTCAGCGCGATGGCCTGCCTCGGACTCCCTATATGATCTCGCTTTTGGTTTGGGCAATACAGCAAAAAATAGGTCGGCAAAGTCTGAATGAAGCAACGCTTTTAGAAAATATTATTGATCACCTGATCGGGAAGGCCGACTTTCGGCTTGCGTCGCGCAGCGCTTTTAGTCCTCGAGCAAAGGAGATTACACTGCAGGCGATTGCCCAGTTTATGTTTGATCGCGGAGGAGTCGCGGGCGAGAACGATACGTTAAGTTATTTGATATCGTTTTTTGAATCAAAGAAGGTTCCATACGTAGCATCAGATGTGTTGGACAAGCTGGTATCATGTGGCGTTATATCACGAGACGGCGATGGTGTCCGCTTTAAGTACCCCGCCTTTCAAGAGTATTTTATGGCAAAAAAGCTGGGATCAGACGCGGCTGTGTTAGGTCATTATTTGAAAGATTTGAATTTCCTTCAAGTGCGCCGCGAGCTCGAGCTATTGTCTGGACTCAGGCAAGAGAATGACGAAATTATTCAATCGATTATGACGTTGCTCAATTCACGGGTGCCTGACATATTTAGCCGGATAAACGTGAAAGATTTTGATAGTGACGAGCGCTCTAGGTTACAACCCGGGACAACCCTGAGCCAATTAAATAGAATTAAAAAGAAACGCCTGACTTACGCACAGTTTGATGCCATGATGGATGAGGTTGATCGTAGAGCACTGTCGCGAGGGGAGCGTCCACTCAGTGAAAGTCTAGAGCGAGCAGATGGTGATTATGTAGCTGCTGCACGCGAGAGGGAAGCGGAGTCAATTGCAATTGATGCGAATGATATCAGAAAGCCTTTAAGCCCATATACTCACATGGCGGCCATCGATACGCTAGCGCGCGTTATCCGAAATTCGGACTTCAGTGATTTCGCAGTAAAAGGTCCAGCGGTGCGGATGGTGCTAGAGAGTTGGGTCAGGATATATTTGCTAGTTATAGAAGAGCTTAAGGCTCTTATTGCAGCATCAGACAGTGATGCGTCTTCTCCGATAAATGAAAAAGATCGGGCATTGCTGAACTATATTGTGTCAAAGTGGGTTTTCTCGATAATTGGTCGCGGTGTAGTCGACCACATGTCAACCCCGTCGATGGCAGGCACGCTGACGTCATTTTTGGACTCGGGTGAAATATCGACCGGCGAGATATTGCTTGTGCTCTATCTCCTTGAGGACATTGATGCTAACGATTGGCGACAGCATTGGTCCGCCTTGATTGCAGATAAATCACGATCTGGTTTTGTTATAGACTGTATCGTGACGAGACTGGGTGTAATCACTCACTCAAAGGCGCTAGACGATGATCAAGCGGAGCGTGTTCGAGAAATTGTTGACGAGATCCAGCGTCGACTGGACTGGACTCCTCAGAAGAAAAATGAGGTTCTGCAAGACTTAAAGGATGTCGCAAATTTGGCAGCACTGGGAGATCTAACCAGCGGCCCTTAACGTGGCCTACAATTTTCCTCTGAGGCTATCGTTGGCGAACTAGCGCGATCGTAACCCCGCGGCATGCGATTGCTAGTCGGATGTCGTTTTGCAGAGCTGCTCGCCTTGTAACGCGCACCGTTACAAGGGCACCCTCTTGGCCATTGCGCGATCCGGTGGCTCCGTCCCGCCATGCTCGGCATGGACCGCACCACCGGCGCGCCTCTCGATGGTGACGCCCATCTCGCCCAGTCGATCGGGGACATTCTCTCGACGCCTGTCGGCACCCGGGTCATGCGCCGCGACTATGGCAGCATGCTCTTCGAGCTGATCGACCGCCCGCTCAATGCCGCCACCCGCCTGCAGCTGTTTGCTGCCACCGCCCTTGCGATCGCCCGCTGGGAGCCGCGCCTCAAGCTGACCCGTGTCGGCCTCTCCCGCGCCGGCGCCGACGGCCGCGTTGCCATCGATATCGAAGGACGCCGCGTCGATCGCCCGACCCGCGCCGGCTCCTTCGTCCAGCTTTCCATCCCCCTCGCCAGCTGATCCGCAGGAAGGACTCATCATGCACGGTATCAAGGTCAACGAGCCGCTCACCGGCACCCGCCCGATCCTCGAAAACTCCCTCGCCATCATCGGCCTGATCGCCACCGCGACTGCCGCCGTCGGTGCTGCGACCGCAGCCCTCGATGACGCCTTCCCGCTCAACCAGCCCGTTCTGGTCACCGACGTCCGCTCGGCGATCGGCAAGGCCGGCACCGGCGGCACGCTCGGCCCGGCATTGGCGGGCATCGCCGACCAGACCAGCCCGATCGTCGTCGTCGTTCGTGTCGCGCCTGGTCTCGATGCCGAGGCTACCGACGACAATGTCATCGGCTCGACCGCCGGCGGCAACTACACCGGCATGCAGGCGCTGCTGGCGGCAGAGGCCCAACTCGGCGTCCGTCCGCGCATCCTCGGCGCGCCGGGGCTGGACAGTCAGGCGGTCACCACCGCCATGGTGGTTGTCGCCAAGCAGCTGCGCGCGATGGTCTATGCCCGGGCCGTGGCCGACAATATCGCCGAGGCTGTCACCTATCGCGAGAATTTCGCCGCGCGCGAGCTGATGCTGATCTGGCCCGATTTCAGCGGCGATTTTGCCGGCGACGCGATCGCCCGGGCGCTCGGTCTGCGCGCCAAGATCGATGCGCAGGTAGGCTGGCACAAGACCATCTCCAACATCGCGGTCGATGGCGTGAGCGGTCTGTCGCACGATGTCTTCTTCGACCTCACCGACGACACCACCGATGCCGGCGTGCTCAACGCCGCACCGGTCACCACCCTGATCCGCTCCAACGGCTTCCGCTTCTGGGGCAACCGCACCACGTCGGACGAGCCGCAGTTCGCCTTCGAAAGCGCCGTGCGGACCAGCCATGCGCTGCAGGACGAGATCGCCGCGGGGCTCGCATGGGCGGTCGACAAGCCAGTCACCGTCAGTCTGATCAAGGACGTCCTCGAGACCATCAACGCCCGCTTCCGCGCACTGAAGGCACAGGGGCGCATCATCGACGGCCGCGCCTGGTACGATCCCTCGCTCAACGAGAACGCTGATCTGGCCGCTGGCAGGGTTGCCATCGACTATGAGTACACGCCGTGCGCTCCCGCCGAGCAGATCACGCTCAACCAGCGCATTACCGATCGCTTCTACGCCGGCTTCGCTGACCAGCTGGCCTGACCCCACCCACCGGACCCGCCACCGCTAAAGCCTGCTTTAGGGGAAGGTCACCAAGAGAAGGACCCCCGCCATGGGATTGCCCGCCAAGCTCAAGAACATGAATCTCTTCAACGATGGCGCATCCTACCTCGGCCTCGTGCCGGAAGTGACGCTGCCCAAGCTGACCCGCTCGATGGAAGAGTATCGCGCCGGCGGCATGGATCAGCCGATCAAGGTCGACATGGGCGGCGAGGCAATGGAGCTCGAGTGGAAGGCCGGGGGCATCATCGTCCACGCCATCCGCCAGTTCGGCGCCACGGCGCACGATGCGGTGCTGCTGCGCTTCGCCGGGGCCTATCAGGCCGACGACACCGGGCAGGTGATTCCAGTCGAGATCGTGACGCGCGGCCGCCATGAAGAGATCGACATGGGCAGCGCCAAGCCCGGTGACGACACCGAGCACAGCATCAAGACCACGCTCAGCTACTACAAGCTGATCATCAACGGCCGCACCGAGATCGAGATCGACATCCTCAACATGGTGTTCATCGTCAACGGCATCGATCGCCTCGCCGCCCAGCGCGCCGCGATCGGCGTCTAGGCGCGAGCATGTTTGATCGGGAAAGCCACGAATAGCCCAGCTTCCCCTCGGCGCGTCATTGCGGGGCGGCGTCGAGGGGGAGACCAAGCCCTGCAGTCTCATAACTACGGAGCCCCGCAATGACCGAAGCCAAGAAACTGCACGAGGCCACGCTGGAAGACGGTTTCAAGCGCGGCGACGAGACCATCCGCAAGGTGATGCTGCGCAAGCCCAGCGCCGGCGAGCTGCGCGGACTGGCGCTGCAGGACCTCGTCCGCTCCGACGTCGGCTCGATCCTGAAACTGCTGCCGCGCATCAGCGACCCGATAATGACCGAAGACGATGCCAACAGTCTGTCGCCCGCGGACCTCGCGGAGTGCGCCGGGATCGTCGCCGGTTTTTTTATGACGGCCGACCAGCGGGAAATGCTCGAGCGACTGACATCGACGAGCTGATCGCGGACATCGCCGCAATCTTCCACTGGCCGCTCGATCAGTTGCAGGCGCTCGATCTGGACGAGCTCTTTGCTTGGCATGCGCGGGCCATCGTCCGCTGGAACAGGATGTACGGCGGCACAAAGCCCTGATCGAAAGCACTGGCAATGGACAACAAACTCACCCTTACCGTCCAGTTCGCCGCGCTCGACCAGCTGTCCGGAGCGCTCCGCAACATCGCCGGCCTCGGCCGCACCGGCTCTTCCGCCCTGCGCGCCCTGCAGGGCGATGCCCGCCAGCTCAAGCGCGACATGCGCGAGGCCTCGGCCGCGATCGCCAGCAGCTCGGGCAACGTCACCCAGCTGATCGATCGCGAGCGCAGCCTCGCAGCGCAGCTCGCCCGCACCAACCGGCTGATCGAGCAGCAGAAGCGCCTGATGGCGATCGATGCCCGGGCCGATGCCATCCAGCAGCGCGGACAGGATCTGCAGGGCCGTGGCCGGGACAACCTGGTCGCGGGCGCGTCGATCGCCGCGCCGCTCTTTCTCGCGGCCCGCGCAGGGGCAGACTATTCGACGGCGCTGGTCGACATCCAGCAGAAAGCGGACCTTACCGATGCGGCCACCAACCGCCTCGGCCGCACCATGCTGCAGATCGCCGCCGACACCCGGCAGCTACCCCAGAATATCGCCGCGACGGTCGATACGCTGGCTGGCATGGGGCTGGAGGCCAACAAGGCCGCCCAGATCGCGCCGGCGATCGCGCGCCTCGGCACCGCCTACCGGGTCGATCTGGCCGACGGCGCATCCGCCGCCTACGCCAACATCAACAACCTGCAAGTGCCGCTCTCCGACACCGCACGCGCGCTCGACATCATGGCCACCAGCGGCAAGCTGGGCGCGTTCGAGGTCCGCGACATGGCACGCTCCTTCCCGTCGCTCACCGGTCAGCTCAACGCGCTGGGCGAGAGCGGGCTGTCGGCCGTCGGCAGGCTGTCCGCCGCGCTGCAGATCGCCCGCCAGACCACTGGGACCAGCGATGAGGCGGCCAACAACGTCCAGAACCTGCTGACCAAGATCAACGCGCCCGGCACCATCCGCGCCTTCGAGAAGAACTTCGGCGTTAACCTGCCCGCAGCCATGGCCCGCCTGCGCGCCGAGGGCTATGACACGTTCGAAGCGATCGCCATGATCACCCGGCAGGCGACCGGCGGAGATCTCTCCAAGCTCGGCTTCGCCTTCGAGGATATGCAGGCGCAGGCCGGGATCCGCACCCTCATCCAGAACCTCGACGAATATCGCCGCGTGCGCGACGCTGCCATGGCGGGTGAGGGCACCGTCAACCGCGCCTTCGACCAGCGCGTCCTGCGCGATGCCAATGTCAGCTGGCAGGCGTTCATGGGATCGGTCTCCACGCTGGCCATCACGCTCGGCACCACCCTGCTGCCGACGCTGACCGAGGTCGCGAACTCGCTCAACGCCGGCCTGCAGTGGGTGTCGCGATGGGCACAGGCCAACCCCGAGGCTGCCGGCGCGATCATGAAGACCGTCGGCGCGCTGGCGGCCATGCGCATCGGCCTCGGCGCGGCGCAGATGGCCTTCGGCGCGATTCTCGGCCCGGTCGGCACGGTCTATCGGGTCTTCGGCAAGGCCCGCGAGCTCGGCATATTCTCGCGGGTGCTCGGGACCGTCGTCAACGGTGCGATTCGTGCCGCCCCGCTGTTCATGCGCGCCTTCGGCATCATGCGCGTGGCCGTGCTGTTCCTCGCGCGCGGCGTCATGCAGGCCGGGCTGATGCTGCTCGCCAACCCGGTCATCCTCGCCATCACGCTGATTGTCGTCGCCATTGCCGGTGCCGGCTATCTGATCTGGCGGCACTGGGACACGATCAAGGCGGCGTTCGGGCGCGGCATCGCGGCGCTGGGGCAGGCGTGGCAATGGATCCGCGCCAACTTTGCCCGGCTGCTGCCGATGTTCGGACCGCTCGGCATGGCGGCCAGCCTGGTCATCAACAACTGGGGGCGCATCAAGGCCGCGTTCTTCAGCGGACTCAGCGTCATTCGCGGGCTGATCGGCCAGTTCACCTATATCGGCCGACAGATCATCGAAGGGCTGATCGGCGGCATCACCATGAATCCGGGCCGGGTGTGGAACGCGCTGCGCAACATCGTCATGGCCGGGATCCGCAACATCCGCTCGCTGCTCGGCATCGCCAGCCCGTCGCGCCTGTTCATGGCCATGGGCGGGTTCATGACCGAGGGGCTGGCCATCGGCCTCGATGACGGCGCACGGCAGCCTTTGCGCAGTGTCCAGCGTCTCGCCGCCGGCGTCGCCAATGGCATGGCGATGGCCGCGTCTCCCTTCGCCGCCGGAGCGGCAGTGGCTGGCGCCGCCGCCACTGCAGCCCCTGCGACTGCGGCAGCCGGCCCGGTGACCATCAACGTCTATCAGCTGCCCGGCGAAGACAGCGAGCAGCTGGCCAGAAGGATCGCGGAGATCGTGCGCCGCGGACCCAAGCCCGGCGAAGGAGGCGGCAGCTATGGCGACGGCTAACCGGGCAGGAAGCCCTATCGGAGATCTCGGCAATCTTGCCTTCGTCGCCGGCGTGCCGGTGCCGTCGAGCGTGCAGACCACCCGCCGCCTGCTCGGCCTGCCCGACTTCCCGGCGGTCGCCTCCGCGCCCACCGTGTCGGCCCGCCTCAAGGAGATCGATGCGAGCGAAGCCTCTCCCACCGTGCCGGGCACGCGGCTGACCATGCTGGCGCTGGGCCTGTTCGTCTTCGGCATCGACACGCTGGCCTATCAGGAACTGCAGAGGCGCACCGAGTATCGTCATGGCGCGGCCGAGCGGCTCGGTGCTGCGCCGGCGTGGCAGTTCCTCGGGCCCGGCGCCGATACCATCACCCTGCCCGGCCTGCTGCTGCCCGAGCTCGTGGGCGATTATGCCTCGATCGAGTCGCTGCGAGAGATGGGCGCGACCGGAGAAGCGTGGCCGCTCGTGCTGCCCGACGGCCGCATCCTCGGGCAGTATCTCATCCGCACGGTCGAGGAGCGCCAGTCCAACTTCCTGCCCGGCGGTGCGCCGCGACGCATCGAGTTCAGGATCGACCTCGAGCGTGCCGATGGCTGACAATGCCCTGGTCACTCCGCCCGCCGGCCGCGCCGACTATGTGCAGCCGGTGCCCGCGTGGCGCGTCACCCTTGCCGGCGAGGATCTGACGGAGGTCATGCGCCCGCGCCTGATCGAGCTTTCCTTGAGTGAGCGCCGCGGCGAGGAGGCGGACCAGCTCGAGATCACATTGCACGACGTCGATCGCGCGCTTGCCTTGCCGCCACCGGAAGCGGTCATCACCGTCGCACTGGGCTGGGCGCGCGGCACCGGCGTCACCGTCGGCCTGGTCGACAAAGGCAGCTTCAGAGTCGACGAGATCAGCTGGGAAGGCCCGCCCGACGCGCTCAAGATCACCGCACGCGCGGCCGACCTGACGGCAGGCCTGCGCACCCGCCGCGATCGCAGCTGGAACGGCCGCACGCTCGGCCAGATCGTCGAGGCCGTCGCCGGCGAGCATGGGCTTACCCCGCGCGTCCATGCCGATCTGGCCGGCCTGCAGGTGCCGTCTGCGCAGCAAAGCGCCCGCTCCGACATCCAGTTCATCCGGGATCTGGGGCGGCGCTACGACGCGGTGGCCACCGTCAAGGATGGCAACCTGCTGTTCATGCCGATCGGCACGGCGGCCAGCATCAGCGGCCGCCCACTGGCCGCGCTCACCCTCACACGCGCCATGTGTGAGCGCTACGCCTGGTCGCGCCGCAAGCGCGAGGAACACGGCGGGGCTGAGGCCCAGTGGAACGATCGCCCAGGCGCGCGCCGGCAGCGCGTGCGCGTGGGTGCGGGGGACAATCCCCGTCGACTCCGCCGCACCTATGCCAGCGAGGCGGAAGCACGCGCTGCAGCGCAGGCCGCGGCGCGCCGCGATGCGCGTCAGGCCGCCGAGGTCAGCATCAGCCTCGCCTTCGGCAACGCGGCGATCGGCGTCGAGCAGCCGATCGGCCTGACCGGGTTCAAAAGCGAGATCGATGCCGCGCGCTGGCAGGTGGCAGAGGTCAACCACACCATCGGCGCGCGGGGATTCCGGACTGACATCAAGCTCGATTTGGCCAACGATAATGCTCGAACGTAAAATGTCGGCACTCGTGTCACCAAATGAATGGTTTGAAGCCCGCCATTGCTTGATTACCCCTTTCGCACTAAACACGTAACGCTCGCACAATGAGGGGTGGTGTTGTGAGAACTTTAATTGCGGCCTTGATTACGATTCTTGCGCTCTTGGCTCCGGTAGCCTCAACCGCGCAGCCTTCCGATCGATGCAGCGATGTACTTAATGGAGGCGTTTTCAATTATGCGCGACTGAGAGATAATAATTATTTTAATCAGGTCGTCTGGTCGCGGTTTTTTAGAAGTAGTGATTCCAGCAGTCAATCTGATAGCTCGTTGGGCATTTCGGTTCCGATAGGAGATGTCGTTGTAGGTGGGACATTTGATTCCTCATCGGACAGCCGAATCAGAAGCCGGCAGGATTATCAGTATTTCAATGAGATTACGGCATCGCGTGAGATCGACGTGGCCCTCATGACCGCAGATCCGGCAATTCTGTCTGCTTGGAGCAGTTGCATGCGCAATAGAGGCGGGCTGTCGGCCCGCTTCGAAGCTGTCTCGGCTACCGATGTCTTCCTCGTCATCGAGTTTTATAATCAAGCCACGATTACGTCATTCACTTTAGACGAGGATGTCTATCTTCCTGACGGCGTGACCGCTGTGCAAAATGGGAGATGCCTGCGCGCTGGTTATGTCTTCAGGGTTGGCGAACCCTGCACTGTCTTGATCAAGACAACCGACGGAATGGTGAGGTTTCCCGTCGTAATCGGATCTGCAACAGCTTGGTTGCCGGCGCGAATACGCCTCGTCAGGGAAGCTTTACCTTTCCCATTGCCGGAACGCATACTCGATTTGCAAGGTGGCAATAGTGGGAACAATGGCTGGCACAGCCAATCCTTTTCGCTTTCGGACCAGCAGATTGCGGACGGATGGTCGTTCTCGCCTTCCGGAGGAACGTTCAACCTTTCCTCGACGTCAATAGACAATCCAGACACACGATGCCACAGCGCCAGCGTTTCGGCGGCTGGACACACCGTCACCTACACCTACTATATGCATACTCCGGACCGGACCAGAAATGACGGCAGGGCCCTCTGCCACATAACGGCGAATATCGAAATCGTTCGTGCGCGCTGGATTTCGCAATAGCGGAAGGCGGCTCATGCCGCAGAGGTCGCGAGGACAAAATCGTCATGGCCCATTTTGAGCGATGTCAGATCCTAAATCGGTGAACCCGCGCGCGGGGCTCAGTTTGGGATCGTCCGACTTGGTCGGATTTGTTCTCGCGTACGTCATCGCCCGCACTGTGTGGTTGATCTGTGAGCCCGGACCGACGTGGCTTTTCGTAGTAACGATGATTGGGATGTGGATGCTATATCGCATCCTCGCAATCATTCTCGCCGCTCGCAGGTGATGCACCGCTAGATCAGCGGCACCAAACTGGAGCCAACGGCAACCATAACCATCGCTGGCCCTCTAGGCCGACATCATTGCGTTGGCCGCTGCCCCAGCCCACCTTCCGGTATCCGAATCTCCGTCATCTTCCAGCTAAGGCCGTCTCGTTCAAACACGAAGCTCGGCACCTTCTCATCCTCGGTGATCGGAGTGACGGTGAACTTGTCGAGGCCGTCTCGCTCCAGATTATAGTCGACCGGCTCACCAAGCGCCTCGGTCTGCTGTTGCGGACCCCGCGGACGACCCGCGATCATCATCTGGCGCATGCCCTCCTTGGTCACGACGCTGTCGACGATCGTCCCGACCATGCTGTTGGCCAGCGCCATCCCCAACGCCGCGAACGGATTGTTGGCGTTCTGCTGACGTGCCATTTCTGCGGCCATCTGGGCCTGCAGCTGCTCGCGCAAAGACGTCCTGACCGATTCAAAGTCGATATGCTCGGCCAGAGCATCGGCATCGCCCTCTACAGCCGCTGCCCGCATCTCCCGCAGCGTCCAATAGGGTGAGCCAAAGTACCAGCCCGCCCCGAGGCCGAGCAGCAGCACCGCGATGATCGCAACAATCCATTTTCTTTGCATTGCCATCTCCCCATCATGGCATGCCCGATCACGCCGCTTCGATTCAACTTGCTAGCTGTGCCACCGAGTAAGATCACGCAGAATCTGGGCAGTCGAAATTCAGGAGACCCGGTGTACTAATTGTAGCTCACTTCAATCGGACCCGGATTCATGACAACGATTTGCCATTCAACATCCCACGAAATACCCTCATCGCTGGCAGCGCACTGGACAACCATGGCTCGATCACCAAGCCAAGCCACTCGGCCACTTATGACTCTACCGGTGGTCAGTCCCCTAAAGGCGGGGACCGAGCGCTCACAAATGGCAAACTCCTGACGGGGCTCGATTATCGCAGCCCCCCTGTCAAGGTCGTACCTGAAATATGGATTCTGAAATAGGAACGACAGCCGATAATTTGTTGAGTAAAGCGAAAAAGCCATTACAACTAATGCGATTGGCATTCTAAACTTATATATAAATCTACGACTTATAAAGCCATATCGGAATAATGATGCTCGCCCGCTAAAGTGACGGTATGCCTCCACAATCAATGCTATGCATAATAAATATGCCGGGAGTGCATTATATGCAACCCATCTAATCTTCCGCCATACCTCGTAGAAGGCATCATAAATCCATACCGGCACTGATCCTGTCACCAGCAGAGAGTCATCGCCCAATCTCGTATATGTCGCCGAATAAACGACAACGACCAGCAATCCCACGAAGCAGACCAGTCGGTACCAAAGCGATTGCATGTCCCGCCTTTTGCCGATCCTCCAAAGAACCATAAAGAACCAAATCACCGGCAGAAGAAATATTAGAAAAAATAGGGCCGTCTCTAATACGTCAACGATGAATGAAATACCATCCCGGGCAATATCACCAAAAGTTGCAATCCTTAGATATGGGATTCCCTGCCGAGAAAATGCATTGTTATAGAGCCATGCAGTTATGACTGTTCCAATGGCAGTCATAAGTGAAATAAGTTCGACAAAAATTGCGATGGGCGAACGGTTGCTTGTCTTCGTAAGAATCGGGGATTCTGGTGCATCCTTAGCTGCGCTGCGTTCGACTTCATCAACCATGTGCATCCCCCCGGACACTTTGCGGCTGGGCCGCTTCACATCCCTCTGATGACAGCCACCACGCGCCCGATCACGTGCATTTCCCCATCCACCACGACCTGCGGGTCGACCAGCTTGTTGTCGCTCATCAGCACGTAACTGCCATCGGGCTCCGCCCTGACCCGCTTGATCATCCCGATATCCGCAACGGCCACCACCCAGATCGCGTTTTGGCGATTGAGATGGTTCTGGCTCATGTCGAACAACACGATGTCATGATGCCCGATCGTCGGCACCATCGAGTCACCATCCCCTCGGCAGAAGCGCAGATGCTCGGGACCACTCTTGGTATATTGCCGCAGGAAGGTCATCGGGAACCAGACCGTCGACTCCTGCACCGCCTGGACATCGAGATATTGGCCACCCATTCCGTAGGCTAGATCGATCTCCCGCACGGCGACCATGTCCAGCTGCTCGGCCATCGCAATCTTCGACAGTTGGACGGGTGCATGCTCATCCGGATCGTCAATTTGGCCGGTAAGGTAAGCAGGCGTTGTACGAAGCTCCTGCGCGATCCGATGCAAATGTTTCGAGCCGGCCGATTCACCGATAGCCAATTTTGCGATGGTCGCTTGCGCCACGCCAACCCGGCGCGCGAGCTCTGACTGGCTCAGGCCAACCGCCTCCAAACGCGCGCGAAACCGCTCTTTGCTGACAACGGATGACACTGGCTAACCGTAATCGCCAAAGTAATAGAAGGCTCTAACCTTTTCGCGCTTGACGCAGCTATAACTTTCGCAATAGATAGCGGTCATGGACAGCGACCTGACCCCCTTGGAAGCGCTTGAGGCATGCGTCAGCATTGCTGGATCGCAAAGCGAAGTCGCACGCCGACTCGGTGTCCCGCAGCCCACATTCTGGAAGTGGCTACAGTCCTCCAAACGCCTGCCCGCCGAGCATGTGCTCGAGGCCGAGCGCCAGTTCGGCGTTTCCCGCCATGACCTCCGCCCGGACATCTACCCGCGCGACTATCCGCCAGCGCCGCCGACGCGCTGGCCTGACCACCGCTTTCATGGCGTCGATCACCACGCGCGGAGGGTCGCATGATCTGGGCACGCGACATATCTGCCGACAACGCCATACCGACCGGAGCATCGAGACCCTTATGCTTCCCATCCGGTCGAACCTCGGCGGGCGAGCCGGAACGCGTCCTCCCGCGCCGCGCTCGCCCGTCCTTTCTTCGCAACTCTATTCCCCCAGGCATCGGCGCAGTCTTTCACCCGGGCGCGCGCCGGTCGCCCGGTAAATTCGGGAATTGCACCGCCGTTATTTGTTTGCATAACCGAGGTAAGGGCGCTGGCAGGCCGTCCTCGATCCAGCTCGGGTACCGATCCGGAAACCCGTCTGCCATTTTTCCATTCGGTCAGCTGCGCGGAGCCATCTCGTGAAGGCTGACCGCACCCACCACGTGCCCCCGCGCGACCAATTGCTCAAGGTCGCCAGCGACAAGCTGGTTCGCGCTTTCGGCGGTCAGGAAGCAGCCGGCGAGCACATCGGCTGCCGGCAACAGCGCGTCTCTGACTGCGTCCGCCCCAACACGCCTGACTTCCTGCGCATCAGTGAGGTCGCCGCACTCGAGGATGCCACCCACGGCACCATTGGCCACCCGCTGGTCACCCGGGCGCTCGCTCGCCGGCAGGGCTTCATGCTGGTCCGTCAGCCTCAGGCGCCTGCTGCGGATTGCGACATCCTGAAGCTGCTGGGCGATCTGGCAGCAGAGAATGGCGACATTGCCAAGGCCGTGCTCGACGCGATCGCCGACGGCAACATCGACGCCGCCGAGCGCGAGCACATAATCGAGCAGATCATGGAGCAGCAGACTGTCGGCGCCGCCATGATCGCGATGCTCCGCGCGGAGGGACCGCTATGACAGCAGACACCCGCACCATGGGCGAAGGACGCGTCAAGCCCGCTGCAGCGCGCAAGCGCCGGGCGATGGCCGACTGCCCGCATTGCGATGCACCAGGCATCATCCGCTCGTCCGAGTTGGTCACCCCGCTGCATCGGGACTTCTACTTCACCTGTTCGAATCCGAGGTGCGGCCATAGTTGGAAGGCCCAGCTCAGCTTCGTCCACACCATCGCCCTCCCCTCACAGCAGAGGGAGGGGCTGCAGCTTCCTGTCCGCACGCCGCGCCCCGCGCGCAATGGTGATCCGCCGATGACCCGCAAACCCGCCGCCTAGCCCGTCGGCCTGCCGACGGGATCGGCCAGCCAGCCACGTCGGCATCACCACCGCCCCGCAACCCCGCACTTTTGCCGGACCTCGCTTCCGGCGTCGCCCCCGCCTTGCCCGCATCATTTTGCCGAGAGCCACCGCCGCGCATGCAATCCCCCCTCCAGAAAGAATTGCTCTCGGCGCTCCAGCGGGACTTCGCCTTCCGCAAGGAGGGGGACTGGCTGCGCAAGGGCAAATGCCCCGACTGCGGCAAGAAGGAGCTCTACACTCACGGCGTTACCCCCCGCATCCTTAAATGCGGGCGGCTCAACCGCTGCGGTTTCGAGCGATCGGTCAAGGACTGGTATCCGGAGATCTTCGACGACTGGTCGAAGCGCTTCAAGACCACCGAGGTCGATCCGCACGCTGCTGCCGATGCCTATCTGACCCACGGCCGCGGCTTCGATCTGCGCGGTCTGCGCGGATCCTACACGCAGGAATATTACCGGGACGAGGCGCGCGGCATCGGCAGCGCCACCATCCGCTTCCCGCTGCCCGGTGGCAGCTGGTGGGAGCGCATCATCGACCAGCCCGGGCGCTTCGACCGCAAGGCCCGCTTCGCGCCGGGCAAATCCTATCAGGGGCAATGGTGGATGGCTCCCGGCGACACCTTGGAGTCGCTGGCAGCGGGCGACCGCATCTGGATCACCGAGGGCATCTTCGACGCGATCGCCCTGCGCCATGCCGGCGAGACGGCCGTCTCGGCGATGACCGTCAACAACTATCCGGAGGCCGCTCTGCGCGCCCTGCGCAAGGCGATCGCCGACAGCGACCGGGCCGATCATTCCCCCGAGCTGATCTTCGCCTTCGATATCGGCAAGGCCGGTCTCGACTACACCCGCAAGTTCCTCGAGCGCGCCCGGCGCGAAGGCTGGAAGGCCCGCGCCGCACAGGTCACCCCCGATGGCGACGGCGACAAGCTCGACTGGAATGACCTGTTCATCCGCGATCGGCTGACCGCCAAGGATCTCGACGAGTATCTTTGGAACGGCGAGGTCGCGACAGCGCCCAGCGCCAGCGAGAAGGCCTGCCTGCTCTACGAGCGCCGCGGATGGACCAGCTTCAGCCTGTCCCACGACGCGCGGACCTGGTGGGCGCATTTCCCTGCCGAGCGCATCAGCGAGGTCATGCTCAAGGAGGGTATTACCGAGCGCGCCGCCATCCGCGCCTGCGCCGCGGTGGTCGAGATCGCCAACTGCAGCTTCCGCACCCTCTACCGCGAGCGCGACGATGTCACCGACGACACCGCTTACTATCTGCGCATCGACTTCCCGGGCAAGCACCCGACCGCCAAGGGCCGATTCAGCAATGGCCACCTGACGGCCGCGCCCGAGTTCAAGAAGCGCCTGTTCGCCTTCGGCGGTCTGTTCACCGGCACCACCGGCCAGCTCGATCGGCTGATGCAGACCCAGACCCGGGATCTGAAGACCGTCGAGCCGATCGACTTCACCGGCTATTCGCGCCGGCACAAGGCGTGGCTGTTCGGCGATATCGCCGTCCGCAGCGGCCGCGTCCATCCGCTCAATGACGAAGATTACTTCGACTTCGGCCGAGAGGCGGTCAAGCTGCGCTCCTCCGAGCGGCTGCTCGAGATCGACTATGACCCCGATCGTCTCGACACCGAGTGGCTCCACAACATCTGGATCGCTTATGGGGCCAAGGGGCTGGTTGTCCTCGCCTACTGGACGCTGTCGCTCTTCGCCGAGCAGATCCGCGAGGCGCAGAAAAGCCTCGCCTTCCTCGAGATCACCGGCGAGCCGGGATCCGGCAAGTCCACGCTGCTCGAGTTCAGCTGGCGGCTGTGCGGCCGCGACGCCTATGAAGGCTTCGACCCGACCAAGGCGACGCCGGCGGCGATCGCCCGCAACCTTGGCAAGGTCGCCAATCTCCCTGTCGTCCTGATCGAAGGCGACCGGCGCGACGACGTGCCGCACTCCAAGCGCTTCGAGTGGGACGAGCTCAAGACAGCCTATAACGGCCGCGCCGTCCGCTCCCGCGGTGTCCGCAGCGGCGGCATGGAGACCTATGACCCGCCCTTCCGCGGGTCGATCGTCATCGCCCAGAACTACCGCGTCGACGCCAGCCCCGCGCTACTCGAGCGCCTGATGTGCCTGACCATCGACAAGAGCGGATGGTCCGCCGCCACCAAGCGCGCGGCCGAGGAGCTCGAGCGCTGGCCGACCGAGCGCCTCTCCGGCTTCATCGTCCACATCGTGCGGCGCGAGGCCGAGTTCATGGAGGCATTCCGCGAAGGCTATGCCAAGGCGGAGCGGACGCTGCCGGAGATGTCCGGCATCACCCACCAGCGCCTGGTCAAGAACCACGCCCAGCTCGCCGCGGGATTCGACGCGCTCTGCGCTGTCATCCGGATCCCGGCGGACTGGCAGCTCGCCGTGCACAGCCAGATCGCCCGCATGACCGCCGAGCGGCACGAGGCGATCAGCGCGGACCACCCGATCGTCGCCAAATTCTGGGAAACCTTCGACTGGCTGGTTGCCAACGAAGAGCTCAATTCCACCCGCCCGATCAACCTCTCGCGCAGGCCTGCCGAGGAGATCGCGGTCAGTCTCAACCTTTTCGAGGAGCGCTGCCGCGCCCGGGGCATCACCAGCGCCCCGACGCAGGATCTCCTCGTCAAGCACCTGCGCGGCAGCAAGTCGCGCCGGTTCGTCGCCGCCAAGACCGTCAACACCATCCTCGACAAGAGCATCCACTGCTGGGTCTTCCAGCAGCCGGATGCTGCTGGCCGGGGGCAGGGAGCGTCCCATGCATCAGCCTGATCATACCGCTTTCGCCGGCAAGCCGATCCAGCCTGCCATCTATATCTGCGAAGAGTGCGCCATCGAGCACAACGGCGACGCCCGCGCGCTGCCGGCAGGCTGGGACCGGGTCACCGATCCGCACAGCCACCAGACCAGCGTGCGCTGTCCGGATTGCCTCGAGGCGATCGAGCGCGACTGGGCCGAGGCCGTCGCCCTGCTCGGCTACGGGCCCGACGCGGACCGCCTGCGCGGCGCGATCGCTGACATGGGCATCGCCGCCGCCCGCTTCACCGGCGCGCTGGGGCTGCGGTCATGACGCCGATCGCGCTCGTGGCCGGCGCATCGGCCAACGATCATGCGGTCGCTGCCAGCGCCACGCTCTCTGCGATCGCGATCGTCCTGCTCGGCCGCGCGATCGTCACCATTGCCGCTCGGGCCTTCCGCTCATGAGCCGGCGCCCGCCCCTCATCGACGGCCAGCACCGGCAGCGCAGCTGCTGGGTCGCGGCCTTCATCGACTGCGCCTTCCTCGCCGCCGCCGCAGCCATCGGCCTGCTGCTCGGCGCCGGCGAGATCATCATCGAAGGGATCAAGCCATGAACGGCGGCTTCAGCCAGCACGTCCGCATCCTCGAATCAACGATGGCCACCGCGACACCGGCCTGCATCGATACCGGGTCGGAGCCGGGCGCATGGGCCACTGCCCTCGCCCACAGCCCGACCTTGCACTGCGCCTGCTGCGGCGTGCCCGCGCACAGCTGTGCGGTGGTGCAGGAAGCCCGCGCCGAGGCGCTGGCGGACACCGCCGACGGCGCCGGCGGGCTAGGTGACTATCCGCCGGAGTTGCTGCTGTCATGAGCGACCTCTGCGCCCGCTGCGATGCCCCCCGGCCCGATGGTGCCGACTGGGCCCAGCACACCAGCGGCCTCACCTCCACCTTCTACCTCGTCTGCCCCGCTTGCGAGGAGAAGAAGGGCGGCATGTCGATCCGCTCGGGGGACGTGAGCGCCACCGACGATCAGCTCAAACTCTTCATCGAACGCATCGAGCGCCTCGAGGAGGAGAAGCGCGGGCTCGCTGACGACATCCGCGACACCTACGCCGAGGCGAAGGCAGTCGGATACGACGCCAAGATCATGCGCGAAGTCGTCAAGCTTCGCCGCCTTCACCCCAACGATCGCGCCGAACGAGACGCCTTGCTCGACACCTATCGGGCCGCGCTCGGCCTCGGCTGATTTCCCCATTCGACGGAGTCCCCGCCATGACCTGCCGAAATGTCCGCCGTCATCGAGTGCCCCGCCAGCTCGAAGCTGCAGAGACCAAGCTGCGCCGCATGCTGCGCGAGCTCGAGCAGCTGAGGGCCGAACGCCTCTTCTGCGAGGAATATGCCTTTCGCCGACGCAAGTATCTGCCCGACGCAATCGACACCCTCACCGCTCGTATTGCCCGGCTTCGCGCCGAGGCAGCCGCCCTCGGCCTGCAGGAGCGCGCAGCATGATGGTCCCTGCATGGGTCCTGCTCGCCATCGGCGGCTTCGGTATTGCTGGCATCGTCTGGCTCGCGTGGCAGGCCATCCGCCCGGCGCTCGAGGAATGGCGCACCCTGCAGGCCATCGCCCGCAACCTTCTCGGTGAGGAGGATGACCGCCATGGCTGATAGCTTCGCGCCTGGTCCCGCAGACTTCACGCCGCTCGCGACACCCGCGCTAGGCAGGGTCCTGCAGGCCCGCCTTCGGCAGATCGAACAGCACGGCCACACTGCAGCCGCAGATGACGCCGCCGGCGTCGGCAGACTGGTGTCCGTTGCCCGCGCCAAGATTTTGAAAACACTGCAGACGGCCTTTCGCGATATGGACAGCGATCTCCAGATGGCAGGCGACATGGCAATGGGCCGCATCGATGCGCTCACACCGACCGAGCTCGACCTTCTCGATCGCCGCATCGCCCAAGCCATCGCCACCGGGCTCGCTGCGATGGACGTTATCGATCGGGCGCGCGGGCAATATTGTGACTGAACGTCTGCTCTACCGTGAGGCAGATGCGGCACGATTGCTGGCAATCTGTCCCCGCAATCTCCGCGCACTGCGCCAACAGGGGAAAATTCCATACATCTTGATCGGAAGGCGCGTCTGTTACAGCATCGACGATCTCCGCCGCTTTATTGAAAGCGCTCGTACATGCGTCTCTACACCCGCCCCGGATCGCCCTTCATCTGGTACGACGTCACCGTCGCCGGCGATCGACTTCGCGGCTCATCGAAATGCACGACAAAGGTCGAAGCCCGCCGCGTCGTCCAGTCGCTGATCGAGGCCCGTCAGCGGCAGCGTGGCGTCAAGGATGAATGGCGGCTGCGCGAGCTGACCGGCGCCTATTGGAACGACATCGGCCAGCACCGGAAAAGCGAAGAGGATATCTTCCGCTACCTCTCGGCGCTCAACGACATCATCGGTCAGGACAAGCCGGTCAGCCAGATCGACACTGCCCTGCTGCTCGACTATCGCGCGCGCCGCCGCAGCTGGAGCAAGACAGGCTGCTCGATCGTCACCGTCAACCGGGATCTGGCAACGCTCAAGGCAGCTATGAATCATGCGCGCGACGCATATGGCAAGCCGGTGCCGGCGATCGCTTGGTCCCGCGTGATGGTGAAGGAGAATCCATGGCGCACGCGCTACGCCAGCGCCGGCGAGTTCGCTCGCATCGTTGAACACGCTCACCCGTCGCTGCGGCCAATGATCATCGCGGCCGTCACCACTGGCCTCAGGCGCGGCAACATCCTCAAGCTGCAGTGGCACCAGGTCGACATGGACGGCGGCAATATCACATTGGGCACGATGAAGTCCGGCAAGCCCCATGCGGTCAAGATGACCGGCCCCCTGCGCGCAGCCCTCGCCACCCTACAGCCCGACGCCGACCAACGCCGCGGCCCGGTGTTCGATACGAAGAACTGGCGCAGGCGATGGCACGCCTGCCGCACCGCGGCCAAAGTACCGGATCTGCGCTGGCACGATCTCCGCCACACCTTCGCCAGCTGGGCCCGCCTCGCCGGCGCCGACCTGCAGGGCCTGATGGAAGCAATGGACCACAGCAGCATCGCAGTCACAATGCGCTACAGCCACGTCACCCCGACGGCCGACAGCAGCGCCTTCGATAAGGTGGCATCGTTACTGGAACCAGCACCCAAGAAAGCAAAGGCAAAACGTGCATGAGACACTTGGCCTCCATCGCCGCCATTTTCATTCTATCAGCGTGCGCTCCTTCAGCCCCTGATATTGACGACACCGAGAGCATTGCCAGCAACGCTGCGATCGAGGCCATCGACGATAGCAGCCGCATAGGAAACATGCAGAACGAGATCGACGAGCTCAAATCGAACCTCGAATATGCCAATTCGGATATCGACGACCTCAAAAGTGAGGTGTCACGCCTTCGGTCGGAGATCGACGCGCTCCACTCGCGCACCGGCTATTGAGGCACAATCAACGGCACAGCGCCTGCAAAGACCCAACTAATCCGCCAAAAACCGCCAGCTTAGGAATCCGATGCTCTATCCTGCTGAGCTACGGGCACGCGCCAGATGCGCGGGGCGCGGTGTAGCGGGGCGGGGCTGCATGCGTCAATCGCGGGCACGCGCAGGGCGCGGTGCGTGAGGCTCAGT